GGCAGATAGCGTCAAAGATGCCCATGAAGCTCACAGGACCACTGGAGCGGCTTTCCAGCGACTTTATAAGGTCGCCACGAGGCCGGATGCGAGAGAAATCGTAGCCGATGCCACCGCCCCTCCGCATCGTTTCTGCAGCCTCTGTAGCACGGCGCATGATGCTGTCCATGCTGTCCTCAATGGTGCCACTCACGAAGCAATTGTATGCCGTGGTCTGCCTCGCAGCACCCATGGCATTTTGGACACGACCAGCTGGTAAGAAGCGCATGTGGCGCAGGATGTCTTTAAATTCTTCGAAGTGGTCTGCATCGTCTTTTAGTGCATCAGCGATGCGCACGACCTTGGAATAAAAGTCTTCACCGGTTTGTCGGTACTTCACTTCGTCGATCTCTTGGGACAAACGAAGCTGTGGCCCGTAGTCCGGGCGGCTGTTTCTTATCATGTTCATTTTTGTCTTCCTCTTCGTCGTCCAAAACTAGAACGAAACGTGAACAGAGTCAATCAGGCTTCATACTCTTCGATCAGTCGATCGAGGTACCAACGTGCCTTTTTGAGGTCCTGTATGGGGTCGTCTTTGTGGCGATAGCGCCAGACGTATTTGATAATGTTGCCCTGCAGGAGATATTCGTAGCCGTCCTCCGTGGCGGCTTGGATTGCATCGATGCACTCCATGCGTCCGTTGTTGTAATGTGCGGGTTTGTTGACAGGGTCGTAGCTTTTACCCTCACCATCAGCGAGAGCCTTCATGTAAGTTTCGTGTCTTATGGTGTCCAAAGTATAACTTCTCCCTTCTCATGGTCGTAATCTTGCCAGCGTAAAATTCGAGCTAGTCTTGCAGTTTTGATGGCATCGGATCGAAACAACCCAGCTTTCAAATATGCGGCCTCTACAAGCTCCCAGCATGGTCGTGTTCCCAGGATTTTCTCAGCCGTTACCGGCCCTACCTTTGGGCAACCAAGGTAACCATCGACGGAGTCGCCGCAGAGCGTTTGCGTCAAGAAAAACGCATCAGCCTCAGCTTCACTGATTTCGAAGTGTTCAGCAGTCATTGGCCGATACAGCTCACCAGGGATGGTTCGCAAATCCTTGTCATTGCTGACCATTATGCACTTGCCTTTGTTGTCTGGGTTTGTAGCCAAAATGCCCAGGCAGTCGTCAGCTTCTAGCAGCGGAAGCACCATTGTTTTTTCTGTTTCCCGCAGCCAGTCATACATAGCCTGGTACCCGAGGGGTTTTCTGGAGGCTTTCCTGTTTGCTTTGTAGGTCGGTTCAATTTTCTTACGAAAGTTGCCGTTTCTGTCGGACAAACAGTGAATGACTTCTTGCACACCAAGATCGTTTTTGATGGTCGCCAGCTGTGAATGGTAATGGTTTTTTGCCATCTTCAAGTCTGACTGCAAACTCCATTGGTCATCACCCCAATCAACTTCAACCTCAGCTTCTCTGGTCGCTTGATGTAATAAGATGTCGGCATCAATCGCTAGAAAAGACATCTGACAGCTCCTGGTAAGCGGTCAGACCATCCTGCGTGATGATCCACACATTGCTGATCGCGTTTTCACTAATTCTGGTGGTTATCAAGCCATCGCTGGCGCAAAGGCCAATCTCGTTTGCCGCCATGCGGGCGAAGTCACTTTTGGTGGTGAACGGTTTTATCCTAGCTCGCTCAAGCACCACGAGAATGTTGTTTAGTATTGCCAACTCTTCGTCAGTGGGTGTCAGCCCAGTTTTTTCCGACAGAGTATTCTGCTGCGATTGGGATTTTGAAGCCGAAGCTTTTTCCCGCTTCTTCCGCGCATCTGATAATGATATCACCTGTGACATCGTGATCTCCTTTGGTTTGCACCTGCACTTCATCGTGTATCCACGCGAGTATCTGGGCGTCTATTTGTTGTGATTTGAATGATTGGTCGATCAGCTGAATCCAGCGTTTGCTTATCAATGCCGCCGCCGATTGCAGCAGAACATTGCAATGGGCATGACCCCTGACTGGCAGCTTTCGACCATCTAGCCCAATTAGGTGTCCACGTTTTTCGACAACTTGTCTCAGCTGACGAAGTAGCTTTGCGAACGCAGGGTTTGCTTTGTAAAACCTCTCGCGCAAGTTGCGTCCATCCTTTGCAGAGCCGTTTATGGCTTCGCCTAACTTTCGATCGCCACCACCAAAAATCAGGCAATAGATAGCGACTTTCGCAGCCGAACGATCCTCTAGTCCCATGTCATGCATGTTTTGTGTGTGAATGTCGCCCTGGAGGATGGTCTCGGCATATTTACCGCCATCGTCTAAAAAGTGAGCGAGGCACCGAAGTTCAATGCCAGACAAGTCGGCCCCAACCAACGTGTAGCCAGGAGCGGCTGTAAACAATTCCCGACACTCTTTGCCGTAAGCAGCGCGAACTGACGGTACTTGCGCACAGTTGAAATTGAAATGCGTTGCGCGACCAGTAACAGCGCCGTTGCTGTTGATTACATGACGAAGTTTGCCATCCTTATCGACCAGGCGCATCCAGGCTTGTTTGCCCTCTGCGAGCTGGCCAATGCGCTTTTGCAGCATGAATGAACGAGCAAGTTTTTGTGCTTCAGGATATGGCAATTGGACCAAAACACTTTCGTCAATCTTGGCGTCGCCAGATGGACTAAAAGCAGTAGGCTGCCAATCGTACTTTTTCCGGAGGCAATGCTCTATATGCCGCCTCGAATTGGGGTTGAACTGGACTTCCTTCTCTTTCAGGAATACTTCGCCTTTTCGGTATCCCCTCGCTTTGTTGTTGACCTTCGGTATGAACTCTTCTGTCACGGTCCAGCTGGGAAACAATTCACGCAGCTGTTCGTCAAGCGAAGCCCGCTCCAAAGCAAGGCGAGCGTATAATTCAGACGCTTTTTTCATATCGAAAGTCCAACCAGCTCGACCAATGCGGTCGCATATTTCAGCGACGCTATGTTCGAACTGGATACTTTTTTGTGGCCATGCATCTGGGGCTAACGCTTCCCATAACGCATGACAGACGATGACATCTTGAAGACAGTATTCAGACATTGCTGGAGACCACTCAGACCAATCAGTGGTTTCGCCAAAATCACCTTTCAAAATTCCCAACCGCAGCCCCCACGCCTTCAGACTGTGGGAGCCGTAAAGGCGTGTGGGCATTTGGTCTTTCGTCCACTCAGCTGCAAAATCTTCGTTTTTCAAATCAGAATGAATGAGACGCGACAACACAAGCGTGTCGGTCACGGTTATCTCTTCTGTTGAAAAGTTGGGATACAGTTTCTGAATGGCGCAGATATCGAAATTCTGGCAGTTGTGGCCGATAATTTCGTCTGCTTGCTGTAGGTAAGTGATTGCATCTTCGATTTCATTTGGCCCAAAGATGCGGTGTTGAGCATTATCGACATCCAACGTGGCAATCACGTGGATCTTTGTCATGTCTTCTAAAAATCCATCCGTCTCGATATCGAAACAGATACGCATCAGCGGTGGTCGCCAGACCCTTGCAATGTTCCTCGATTTAGGCGGCCTTCAAGTTTTTTGAGGTTCATCTCAGCGACTTCTGCCAGCGAATAATCGAGATCGTCGGCTAAATTTGCGATATAAAATAACAGATCGCCCAACTCCAAAATGATGTCCTCACGCAGCTCATCATCCATGTAGGGGTCATCTGGTCTGACTTCATGTCCAGCGGGCATGTCTTGATCTCGGATCAACTTTTTCCACTTTTCAGCGATCTCGCCAGCCTCACCAACCAGCCCCAACACAGGGTACGTTGTGCCTTCATAAAAGGCGTATTCGATTGCATTGTCTTGGTATGTGTCCAAACCAAAGTCTTTTGCCATTTGTTGATTTATCTTTTCGATGAGATCAACCATTTAAGCGCCTCCATTGTATTCACGTGTGAAGAAAAAACCGTCATGCTCAGGATGGTCTTCCATGAACTTTCGCGCATAATACGGACGGTGATTGTTGTTGATTTTGAAAGGATCACCGGCTGTCTCAACCTCTGTGTGCCAGCGAACGCGCTCGTAAATTGACGCGATTGAGTAATGGTCGAAGCCAGCTTCAATCACTTGGAATGTGAACTTCTTGATAAGCTCATACACCTCTGGGTTAGCCTGGTGATATGCTTCTGACTCTGGTCGCTCTGCTGCCAAAGTGTTGTCATTGGCAGCGTTGAACTCAGGCTTAAAAAGGTACATCTGAGCTGTTTGTTGTCTGTTGTTCTTGGTCGTCATCTTCTTTCTCTCCTTCAAGCAAAAGGGACAATTCTTCTTCCAAAAGGCGTCCTGTTTCACGGTTGTAGACCAAAGTTCCGGCGTCGCCGGTTTGTCCGGTAAATCTGTTCTTGAGCACCCTCAAATGCCGGATGTCGCTGTCTGGTTGCTCTGGGTCCACTTCTATGGCGATACAAGCATCTGAAAGCTGCGCTATCGCATGAGACCCCCGAGCTTGAGACAATCGCACTGATGCACCAGCCTCATGCCCACGGTCACCCGACGGACGACTGAGATGCGAGCAAGTGATCAGCGAAATGTTCAACTCTTGGACTAATGTCCTAAATTTTGTGCAAGCTGCATCGAGCATACGGCGCTCATCGCCCTCGGCTCCCGATACCAATATGCTCAAATGGTCTAATATCACGACATCGACTTCGAGGCTCGAAGCCATATAACGTATGCGGTTGCATATTTCGTCGATATGGTTTGAGCCAAAAGCATCATAAAGGTACAGGCTAGGTGTTTCTGGCCCGAGTAGTGTGTCGAACCCCTCGAGCACCTCTTCATCGCTGGCGCTTTGGCGATCGATTGTGATGTTCTTGTTAATCTGTACACCAACCAGCGAGAGTAATGTGCGCTTCACGCTTTCCTCTAGCATCAACATGCCTATACGTTGGCCATTAGTGTGTAGATGATGCGCCAGCTCACGGACGAAGGTGCTTTTGCCCACCCCGCTCCCCGCTAATATTGTAATCATTTCAGATTTTCTAATACCAAGCAGGATTTGGTTCAGCATCGAATAGGGATAGCTGACAGCGGATAGTGTTTCATCCTCGCATATCGTTGAACGATAGTCCGATGCCGACACAATACCATCAGGTCGGTATTCCCTAGCCTGGAAGATGGCCTCGATGATTTCCTTACCCTCGCCTGTCATCAGACAGTCATTTGCATCTTTGCAAGGTAGGGATGCGATCTTTGCTCGACCGACTGGTAGGATTTCAGCAACTGCTCGAGCTGCGTTCTGCCCCGCCTCGTCCATGTCGAACATCAGAACAATCTCTTCAAAACCCATCAGGTAGTCCCAATTGGCTCTGATGGCCTTCACGGCTGAGGCTGCACCATGAGGTAAACCGACTGTAGCCCAGCGATTTCCCTGGATTTGGCTCACCGTACAGGTATCAATTTCGCCCTCGCAGATTGTCAGTTTTTTACCTTTGGACCACAGGTGTGACCCAAACAAAGTCATCTGCTTGGCGTCACCGATGACACTAAACTTTTTGTCCTTGGTCCGTATCTTCTGTGCAACAGGTCGCCCATGTTTGTCTCGATAGGTTGCGATTTGCACTGGCTTGCCTTGATACATGCCTGTGAGATATCCGAATTTCTGACAGGTTTCTTGGTTCAATCCTCGAGCGGGGATCGCTTTAGCTTCGCCCTCGAGTAGTTTTTGCGACTTGGTTTGACCTTCTGTCTGAAATTTGGCTGCTGAAGACGCACGGCTTCGGGGTTCCTTGTCACCCGTCTCGCCATACGCCTCGCAGCTGAAGCAGTAGGTGTGGCCATCTGAATACTCCGCATTGGCATCTGAGCTGCCGCATTTGTCACAGCTCGTGTGTTGAATGAAATCGGCTTGTTCTAGGGCCGCATCCATCTGCACCTCTCCTTCTGTTGTGGGTTATGTGAGCGAATATTTCATGTAACGCTGACCATTAATGTCGGTTTTCATCACCCCTACGATCTCGTAGCCAAGTTCCTTCAAGTCAGCGATGCGTCTCGGTAGCGACCGCACCGAATAAAGCGTCCACGCTTCAAGGAAGGTTATTGACCCAACCTTTTGGAGGTGATTTAGGATTTTATTTGTTTGGCTCATTTGGCATTTCTCCTTCTTCGAACCATGACTGTGGGATTGTTTTGTTCGCGTATTTGAAACCGTGGCGATCACAAAATTCCGCGTAGCTCGTCGGCGAGCCTTTATAAAGTTTGGCGTTCTGGTTGCTGAAAACGAACCTCACCTCAACTTCTGGGCATTGCTCTTTGATGAGCAAATGTTTTTGCCGATCCTCCACAGTCCAACGACCTTTGGTCTCAACAAAAAAGCCCCCATCCGAAGATGGGAGCCAAAAGTCCGGTGTGTATTTCGCTTCACGAGCTGGCCAAATGAAGTCGATGATGCTCGTTTCGTACATCACGTCATGACCGGCTGCTGAAATCTGTCGCGCTATTTTTTCTTCCAGACCAGATCGATAACCTTTGGCTATTGCGCTGCGACGGTTAAAAATTGTGCGCTTCTTCTGTCGGCTCATTATCGTTGGCTGCCACCACGAAACCGCCCTCCTCTTTGCTAAATGGTAGGGCGCTTGCACCTTCAGAAAGCTGGATGATTTGAACGCCGCCAATGTGTAGCGACACGCCGATGTTTCCACCAGCATTGTAGGGTGAAATTGTTCCAGCTAATTTTATTGTACTGCCGCCGCGAATGATTGGGACGGCATCGGGTTGTATTGGGGTACCGTTGCTATCGACCACCGGTGGTTTGTACTTGCTCTTGGTTGTGAACTCAATAACACCTGTCTCTGGGTCTTTTACGTACGGAACTCTGGCGGTTTTAGCCTTGCTGCCAAACTCTTCTTCAATCACGCTTTTGATGTCAGCGATCAGAGGCGCAGCGTCTTCTTCAGACATGCGCAGTTTGGTTTTGAAAATTCCGTCCGCATCGTATGCGAAGTCTGCCTTGTTCAAATATGGATATGAACACTGGCCCTTGGCGGTTACGAATGTAACTTTACTCGCCATCTATTTCTCCTTGATTGTTGAAAATGTAGTTTCTGGGTTCGCCGAAATCTTCCAGCAACAGCCCATATCTTTCGGCCTCAGCCAAAAGGTCGATTGGGATGGGTTCCCCTCTCTCGAGAAATCGCTTTCCCATCCCGAGAAGCTTTTCTCTAGGGTTCAATTTTGTCCTCATGTTGTTAAGTTGCAGCCACAAAAAAAGCCCCTCTTCGGGGCCTTATGGCATAGGTGGAACGCGTCGGTTCCTATTGCTTCTTTACAATTATGAGAAAGCGTATTGGCTTTGCAGAATACCCATAAGGTTGAGATCGCCGTGCTTAGGCACTTCCGGCCAGACGGCTATGCGCCGCTCAATTACTTTTCGATCTTTCTTCAATTGTCGCACTACAGCC